GAGCAGTTCCACCGTAGGAACCATCATCCTCCTTAGGTTGGGAGTTATCACTATCATCTTCCTGTTCAGAAGAGGAGTCATTAGTCTCTACAATTTCATTAGAAGGAGATTGCGAATCTCCCTTCATTTCGTGAGAGTCAAAATCAGCAACCTTTTGTTGTTGTTCTTTTTCTTTCTTACAATACTTATAAAGTTCTTCTGCAGCAATCAGAACGTCTGCAAAAGTTTCAGATGCAGCAATCAGATTAATAATTTCTTGCTCTTCTGGGTTAAAATCAAGGGCAACAAAGTTACCAACCTTGAAGTAAAGATTTACACGGTCAGCAAGATTAAAGGTAGAGATATCATCATCAACAATCTGAAAGAAATCTTCTTCGTTCAGTTCCTTATAACCATTAAAGAAAGTCTTAGCAAGTCCAGCATACTTGCGCTTCATCAGTTTTTCTACACGGGCATCTTCAACAATGTTCACAAACTGTTGAGGAACCTTTACTTTATCCAACCAATCTTCATCAGGAGTGAAGAGAGCGTGTCCTACTTCGTGTCCAACAAGAAGGTCATAGACAGTTCCACTTGCTTTCTCCCAGAGAGGAAGAGTCAAGACCCGAGTGTGAACATTGAAGCAAGCGGTAGAAACACTCTTGTGCTCAACCACCAAATCCTCAGTGGCAAGCAGTTTGGCAAGTTGAGATTTGATTTCGTGGCGAACAGGCATCGGTTTCGTTTCGTATGTACCCATCATACAACGAAAGGTCGCCCTTAGGACGACCCATGTGACGCTTTTTGAAATGGGCGAGTCGTGCTTTGGCTTGCCTCAGTGCTTGCGGTTTAAGTTTTCGTTTCTGCTCCTTGCGGGAGTGGTGTTGCCAGTTTGGAACTTTCATTATTCTTAGGTGGTTCAGACCACCATACGCGAAAAACCTTTGACTTTCTCAAACTTTATGACACTTTCAAATCTGTCCTCTAGACCAGTCTTGTGGGAGATAACAAAGATGTTAGCGTCTTTAATCACATAACGAATGATCTTAAGAAACTCACCTGTTCCTTCACCATCAAGGGAAGAATCAAACACCTCATCCATAATGAGAAGATTTGTATTGACTGAATTTTTCATTCTTGCAACTTCTCTCCAAGTGAAAAGAAGTGCTAGGTCGATTCTCATTTTCTCCCCTTCACTAAAGGAAGCATAGGAGAAATCTTCGTGAATAGGTGACTGGACGGTTTCGTTAAATTCCTCATCAAGAGTGAAGTTAATATAAAAATCCATCATCTGAAGATAACGGTTAACTTGCTGATTTATCAGCGGTAGATACTTCTTAATGATTTTGGTTTTTACTCCACCGTCTTTAAGCAAACTATACGAAAAATCGTAGTAGTTAATTGTGTCTTTTCTAGAAGCGAGTTCGTCGTATGTAGTTTTTAAATTTTCTTTGAAGGATTCTAGTTTCTCATGTTCAGAATTTCTGTTTGCAAGGTTCTCGGTAAGAACTTGAATTTCTTGTTCAAGATTTCTGATTTGCTTTCGCAATCCATTAATCTGAATATTGTTTTGAGAAATGCCATTCGTTAATTTAGAAATCTCCTTCGATAGAGTATTAAATTGACGCTCTCGCTCTTCTTCCTCTTTAATTGCCTCCTCTAGTTCTTTATAACCAGATTGCAACTCCTTTGCTTTATCTTGAGCGTCCTTAATTCTATTTATTCTGAAGGTCTCCTCAATGGACTGAGTGCATGTGGGGCATACCGTATTTTCAGTGAAGAACTTATGCTCTTTAGTAATCGTAGATACTTTCTGAGATATCTTACCTTTAAGGTTTCCTAACTTACGGAGTTTCTCAGCATATCCAGTGAGGGAATCTTGCTCACGAATGAGTGCTCTAAGTGGTTCCTCTACAGACTCGTTTTCTTTCAAGTAATTGCCAATTTCACTATCTAAATTGGCAATCTTTTCTTTGTTGGCATTTATATTGGCATTACCACGATTCTCAAGTTCCTCAATGAAACTCTGTTGCATCTTGACTTTATCAAGGAAAGATTCTTTCTTAAGTTCAAGAACTTTGATATCTTCTTTTGATTGTCTGATTTTTTCTTTTATCAGAGAATTCATTGACGAGAAGATTTTAATATCCAACAAATCTTCAATGACTTCCCTTCGATGAGCAGCAGAAAGTTGCATAAAAGGTACAAAGGTACTACTACCCAGAATTACAATCTGAGTAAAAGACTTATAGTTCATTTTAAGAACATTCTGCTCTAACCACTTTTGCTGATCCAAAGCAGCTGCAGACTGATCTAAAACAGCACCATTCCTCCAGATTTCAAATACAGCAGGTTTAATTCCCCTTACGACTTTCCATTCAGTGTTTCCAATAGAAAACTCAACTTCAACTTTACAATCCTTTTCGTTCACAGAATTGATAAGTTGGGGTTTATTGATTTTTCGGAAAGGTTTTCCAAACAAAGAAAAAGTAAGAGCATCAAGAACAGTGGATTTACCAGCACCATTTGTTCCGATGATTAAATTTGTTTTATTCTTTCTAAAATCAACTTCAGTATATTGATTTCCAGTGCTGAGAAAATTTTTCCAACGAATTGTTTTAAATAAAATCATATTCAGTCTCGGGAGGAATCACAATATCATTAGGGGTGATGACCACATACTTGTAATCATGAATTTCGCAGGTCTTTATCATTACATCATCTTCTATCTCAATTACATGCATTTCGGGGAAATCATTATCTTCCAACATCAAAGCATATCTAACTGCATCATCTTCCTCTTCAAACAAATATAATATTTGTTCTCCATCATCATCAGATACTGAGTATGCGCCTTCAGATTCTCTCCCCTTAATTGTTAGGATAAACATTAGATTAGTTCACATGCCTCTTGATATATCTCATCAATCATTTTTTTGACGATTGATTTATCAAGATTGATTTCTGCCTCCTCAATATATCTATTCAAAATAGAAAGGGTATCTTCAGACTCAAATGCTTCAAACTCCTCATTTTCTTTTATTTGGAAGTTCTCTACAATTTTAAGTTCTGCTATTCCGGATGCATATAATTTGTCAACAAACTTCTCAAACTTTTTAGTATTTGTTTTTTTACGGACGATAATTCTTACGATTTTATTTTCATACTCACGAGTATCAAAAGTTTGATAATCATTATCCTCATAGTAGATGTTATAAAACAATCTAAAAGGATTGTTGATAGGTTCGTGAGTTACCGTTTCAGTATCAAAAATATGAAATCCTCTGGTATCATTAACATCATTCCAGAACATTTCATACGGATTTCCTAGATAGAAGACTGTTCCGTTATCCGATCTAGTGTGATAGTGTCCAGAGTAGACCCTGGAGAACTTTTCAAATAGTTTGCTCTCCAAACCATGCTCCATGACGATTTGTTTATTAACTCTAAATCCTTGGAGTTCAAGGTGCCCCATCGCGCACGGGCAAGATGTCTTTTCAATAAGTTTAAGAGTATTTGCTTCATTTTCTTGATTAATCCAAGGTATAAAAAGTACGGGTAGTTTACCCAACATCACTTCAGTTGGTTCCGAGTAAACAGTCACATTATCATATTCTCGTAAAAGCAAATCAACTGCATTTACTTGATTAGTATTCTTATAATATGCAGTATGATTTCCAACGATGGTATGAACTTTTACACCCATCTCTTGGAGACGATCATAGTAGTTATTCTTAGACCAAGAGAGAGCAGAGAAGTCAATTCCTTTACGACTATCAAAAGTATCTCCCATATCTACAACGGTAGTAATCCCTTGCTCTTCGAGTGTAGGGAAAAATACATTATTGTAGAACTTTAGGAAATAATCATGAAAGAGTTTAGAGTTCTTCCTTGCTCCAAAGTGCTGATCTGTAATAATTGCAACTTTCATTCAATAACGAAGCTTACTATGGACACCATCCTTAATTGAATTATAGTCGGAATAGTTACCACCGTCAACCGTATTGTCATCTGCAAAAACTTCTGAGAAACCAGAACGCTCAAGAATTTTGTTCTTGATTTCTAACTGACGCTTTTCTCTTTGAATACGACGGAGGAAAGCATAGTGAATAATTTGAGTGAAATATGCAAAAGGATTTTGTGACTTCTCTGGATTGAAATTGTGAATATACTGAACGCAATTCTCAATACCATCAGAAATCATGTCCTCTTTGAACATGTAGTTCACGAAGTTTGGTTTGAAGGAAAGGTGATTAGCAATCTTCAGGAAACACTCTCCGATGTAGCGTGGAATTGGAGGTTTTGGTTTTCCCTGAATCTCTGCGATTTCTTTGTCTTCACGATACTTAATTAGTGCAGCAAGAAACTCCTTATTATTAACATAATGCTCAGACCTCTTTTTGTGAACCATAACTGCTGTGGTAATCATAAGTTTTTATCATTATTATGTATGAATACTAACATACTTTTAAATACTTGACAAGGTACTTCAAAACCTGTACAATTACCTTTGTGGAGGTTGAAAAGATTAGCTTTAGCTACTTTTAAAGATCTTTTCTAGTATCTCTTTAGCATCATTCACATTGGCAATATATCCCATTCTTCGGTTTAACTTGGATGGATTGCCTGAGTCTTTCTGTGATTGACGAACAAATTTCTGATAAATCATAATCATTTCAATATCTGAAGATTCTGACATAGTTAAAACATCTTCAATATTTAAAATGAATAAATCTTCTGTTGTTGTTTTCAACCAAGGTTCTACTTTATATCCAACTACACCAAATTTAGTTTTAATCTCAGATATTATAACAGGATTTGAAACTAAGAGCAGTGTTCTATCTTCTTCTTCAGAAGCTGCTACTTTAGCAAATACTTCCTCACCTGTTTTTAATTTTAGTGTTGCATAAAAATCTTCTTCCATCATACCTTTAACTGAATTGTAATTATTTCATAGTTAAACTTTTCTTCATTGTAAATTTTAATTCTTTCGATAAAATGATTTAAAGTATAATTTCTTTTTGATTTATTTGTGCAGTCATCAGCAATATCATAAAGGACGGCTTTTACTTTGTCTTTTCCTTTTCTAAGTACTCGTCCAATTGATTGCAAATTTCTAATACGTGACTTACTTGGTGAGGCAAAGATAACATTATGGAGATTTTTAATGTTGATACCAGTAGAAAAAGTTCCATAAGAGGCAACAATAATTGCGTTGTTTTCTCTTTCCGTTATTTCTCTAACTAACTCTCTTTCTTCTGCATCAACACCGCCATGGACAAAGAATACTTTACGATTTTCACCTTTGTTCTTATTTATCTTGTCGTAAAGTATTGCTCCGTGTGCTTCTACTCTGCTGAATAGCACAAGAGTATTTCCTTTTAGATCTAAAGTTAAGTTTCTAATAAAGTTATTCCTTTGCTCATGAGAAATTAAAT